TAATTCCGCTCATCTCTTTAACAGCAATTTTTGGATGGAGTCATTCTTATACTCAACTTGCTTGGTTTTTTACCAAAGCTGCTCTTATGACATTCGGGGGAGCTTATGCTGTTCTGCCTTACGTATATCAGGGGGCCGTCGGTTTTTATCACTGGCTGACACCAACTCAAATGATTGATGGACTAGCTCTAGGTGAAAGTACTCCTGGTCCGTTGATCATGGTGGTGGCTTTTGTCGGCTTCTTGGCGGCTTACAATCAATCTCTATTAGGTGTTGAGCATCAATTTATTGCGGGTGCATTAGGTGCAATCATTGTCACTTGGTTTACGTTTATTTTCTCATTTTTCTTCATTTTAGCGGGGGCGCCTGTCATAGAATCCACGCATAATCAAATTAGATTCACAGCCCCTTTAACAGCCATTACCGCTGCCGTGGTGGGTGTAATTCTGAATTTAGCTCTCTTTTTATGTTACCACGTGCTTTGGCCAAAGGGCTTTGAAGGAAGTTTTGATTATATTTCTGCCATTATTGCTATTTTAGCTATAGTCGCATTATTTAAGTTTAATCAGAGTGTGCTCCGAGTCATCATCGGTTCGGCGTTACTAGGATTAGTAATTAAGCTCATAATCTGAAAAACAGCTGCGCAACTTATAAGTAGCGCAGCCAATTTTATCACTCATCCTATTACTTATCTTTATGCATTGTCCTTCTGAGAAATTTACGTATTCTGACAGGTGCCAAGCAATTATTTCTCGAAAGAGCTCCTGCAGCTTTTGATAAATGCATCATTAATATTCATTTCAGGATCATCCTTTTCATCATCGCATTGATCCGCACTCTTTAGGTTGTTATCACGTGCGTATTGATAACCGTAATACTCTTCTGTGCCTTCCTTAAAGCCACCAAGCGTGTCAGGTCTCATTTGATACTGGAAAAAGATGAAGGCAGCTATGCTGATGACTGCGAGTATTCCATTGACGATCCTAAATTGTTTTGAAATCATTTTTTATTCTTGGTTGGGTTATTATTTGTGCGATGATCATAAAGAATAAACTAGGATAAGTCTATGTGCGCAAACTTTGAAGCGATCAGAAAGAACCGTGCATTTCTACTAGATCTCCCTGAACCTGATCAGTTGGAGTTCCCTGAAGACATTTTTCCTAACTATCCTTCACCTTTGATCTTTTCTAATGATGGAAAGATCGAATGGAGATCGGTTAATTTTGGGATGATTCCTAAGTGGGCTAAAGAAAAGACCTTCGGTAAGTACACCTACAATGCCCGAACTGAAACCGTCGCCGAGAAACCTAGCTTTAGAGAAGCTTGGCATAAGTCTCAATTTGGTTTAATCCCTGTCGAAACCATCTTTGAGCCTAAATACATTGACGGTAAATCTCACTGGTATGGGATTGCACGTGAGGATGGCATGCCTTTTACCGTGGCGGCCATATACGAGAGTGCTGTCATCGATGGGGAGCAAATCCGATCAATGAGCATGCTGACCATCAATGCTGATAAACACCCCTTTATGAAGCAATTCCATAAACCTAAAGATGAGAAGCGCTCTATCATCGTAATCCCCGACGAATACCGCGAAGAATGGCTGAATTGCAGCTTTAAAGAGGCGCATGAGTTCTTCTTTGAAATGCAGGATGATTACATCACCTTCCCTAAATCCCGCTTATCTGAAAATGGTGCTCAACCTAATTTAATTTGAAGGCCCGTTGATTATCCACAGCTTTTAAATTTGAATTTATTTTGACCGAAATCTACAATCTTGAAATCTGTTACAGAAATCAAGTTTGGCTATGAACGATATCAAGAACCATGGTGGTGTGAGACCCGGTGCGGGGCGAAAACGCTCAGAATTGACCACGCTCATCCGTGTGCCCAATTCTTCTGTTTTAGAAATCAAAGCCTTTCTAAAGAAGGCGAAATCTGATCCTGAGATCGATCACATACGCCAAGTTGATCCAGTCACACATATGGCTATTCCCTTAGCCACAGAGCGTGTTCAAGCGGGTTTCCCTTCTCCTGCCCAAGATCATGTTGATAAGACCCTAGACCTTAATGAGCACCTGATAAAGAATCCAGCCGCGACATTCATTGTCCGAGTTAATTCACTGTCACTCATCAATATTGGTATCGATATTGGAGATGAGTTGATTGTCGATCGTAGTCTTGAAGCAAAGCATTGGGACATCGTGATTGCGTTGGTCGACAATGAGTTCACCGTAAAGCGTCTCATGTGTGAGGATAATGGTGTGTGTTGGTTAAAAGCTGAAAACCCTGATTACGACGACATTCATTTCAGTGAAGGACAAGAGTTCATTATTTGGGGTGTTGTCACCCGCGTTCTAAAGAGCTTCAGATGAGAAGCGAAAATAAGATCTATGCCTTAATTGACGTAAACAATTGTTATGTCAGTTGTGAGCGCGTGTTCAATCCAAAGTTGAATAATAGACCAGTCATTGTGCTTTCAAACAATGACGGCTGTGCAGTTGCTCGTTCACAGGAAGCTAAAGATCTTGGTATTAAAATGGGTGTGCCCCTATTCCAAATCAAAGACATTGTTGAGAAGCACAATGTAGAAGTGCTTTCGAGCAACTACAAAGTCTATGCTGAAATGTCCAAGCGCTTTCACAGCATCCTTGCCGACTATGTTGCACCAGGTGAGCATGAGATCTACTCTATCGATGAATGTTTTCTAGATCTAACCACTTATGAGCATAAATTCGATTTAACTGAATACGCGCAAGACATGCGTGAACGTATAGCTAAGTGGATCGGCTTGCCTGTATCGGTTGGAATTGGTCGAAGTAAGACCGAAGCCAAAATTGCCAACCATATGGCCAAGAAAGCCAAACGCTTTTCGGGTGTCTGCAATTTGGTATCCATGGACCCAAAACATAAGGATTACTTTTTTAGTTTGATCGATGTCTCTGAGGTTTGGGGAGTCGGTCGACAGCACAGTAAGAAACTACATGCCATGGGTGTGCATACCGTTCAGGATCTCACACGAACTGAGCCGCGCAATATGAAAAGCCTCTTTTCTATTGTTATGGCCAAGACGGTAGCTGAGTTGCAAGGCATTTCTTGCATTGAAATTGAACATGCCCCACCCGCTAAAAAACAAATCATCTCATCGAGGTCGTTTGGCCAACGTGTAACGGATAAAGAATCTTTGTCTGAGGCAATGAGTGATTACCTGCAGTCAGCAGTTAAACGCCTACGTGAGGACAAAAGCTTATGTGGTTGCGTGATTGCTTTTGCTGAGTCCAATCCATTTGATAAGAACAAACCGTTTTATAAGAAATCAATCAGTGTGGGTTTTGCTGAGCCGACCGACTCTGCTGCAGTCATCAATAAAGCAGTGATGAAGCAAATGAGTGAACTGTTTCAAGAAGGTGTTGAGTTTAAAAAATGCGGTGTGATTTTAACGTGTATCGAGAATAAAGCCGCTTACATTCCTGACCTACTTAGCGATGTTGAATCCATAGAACGAAATGAGAAGCTGCAGCTTGCAATGGAAGGTGTTAAGGAAAGGTTTGGAGATAAGAAACTTGCAATCGGCCCTTGTAAATTACCGAATCGTGGCTGGTCGATGAGTCGAGGGAGTCTAACGAGGGATTACTTTAGCTGGGAAGGTATGTTGACTGTAAATAACTAAAATAATATATATTAAACAACAAATAATGGTGAACTTTATGAAACTAGAAGAATCAGATGTAACCGAGGTAACTTTAGGCGCTTTAATAAACCTACTTAAACTTAGTGGTTACGACCTAAATTTAATCCTTGCTAATTACGAAAGAAAAATAGTTGATAACAAACTTACTGGTGCTAATCCACACTACAAAATGGCAAGTGTAGAGTTATTAAAGGAACTAATAGATGAAGCCAACAATAATTCCGTTTTGAATTAAGAAAAGCCCTCACCTAGAGGGCTTTCTCAATTCACACACTGCACACATACAGTAATATGCACCTTTGTCGAAATCGAATGCGCTGTGCAGCCTGAAAGCAGGATGCACAGCACGAAAACCCTAAACATCAATTGGTATCATATCAACTGTTTTCCCTGCCAATTCATGATGACAATCAGATAAAAATTGAATCTTTCCATCTGTCAAAAATAAGTGGCAGCGACTTTCTGGGTGATGATCATTCACCAGTAAGGATGGCGTAAATGTTGGTTTATTTACATCACCATTAAAAGTCCATTTGCTGCCATTTGGATGTCCACCCACATGAAATGGATGTAGATATTTGCAGCCAGGGCATTTGAATAAATACATACCACTGCTCCAATGTTCCAAATAAGGAGTGAGTTGGATTACATCTTCAGTCATATCAACTCCTAATTATCCTGAGCAGCATATTTCAAGTTATCCGCTACACGATTCGTCCAACCCTTTCCATAGGTTGGCCATGTGGTAAGTGATGTATAAAATTTCAATCGTTCTGCGGTTAAGCTGAGCAATACATCATTTAGATCTAAAGCATTCACTGCTGCAATTGTTTTGGGACCAATGATGCCATCTGCTGTCACACCTACAACTTGTTGTAGCTCAATGATTGCTCGTTTCTTCCCCGCATTAATTGCAAAGTCCCAAAGCTGGAAAGTAATGGCCGAATGCAGACCGTGACCGCCTAATTTATCCCACCAGTCCTTTTTATAGATTTCTTTGGCTTGGGCCAATGTGATGTTTTTAATATCAATGCTTGGGTAGGTATTAGCAGCCAAACCAAACTTTGTGCCTTTTAACTTACCCACGCCAACCTTACCGCCTGTCCAGTTACCCGGATCACGCTCATCATTGCTGTACCCACCTTCATGGCCAATCAATCGTTGAAAGGCCTGATCAAAGGTAATCGAATTTGTGGGCAGTGTGGCAAAGCCTAATAAATTTGATACAGGATGCATCTCAGGCTGCTTTTTCAAACGTGCAAGCACCATGGCCACACCAACAAACATCCCCACCCACTCAGCAACGTTTTCAGGGATCTTATTTTTCAGCTCTTGTGGGATTACGTTCCACACTCCTAAAAACTGCTCTGATAATAAAATCAAAGCATAAAAAAAGGCGCTTGCTGCGCCCACTTGTACTGACTTGAGTTTCCAAGCCTGTTGCCAATTTTCAATAAGTTTCATTTTACTTTCCTTTAGACATAAAAAAACCGCCGAGATTGGCGGTATAAATAGACATGATTTAAGTACTTATTAAGCAATGGACCATAAACGGTAATATTCTTGGATATCAGAATTTAAAAACTCATCATCCTCAGGATCGTAATGAAACTGTTTACCTTCTAGAAGCTCTGCGTTATCTAACGAGCTGAGGTAGTCTTTTAAGAATTTTTTAAACAATTTAACTTTTTCAGGAAATACACTTTCGCCATCCCATAAAATCGTATTCATTCTAAAAATCTCAGACATTAAATTATCACTGCGGATTATAGTGATAAAAAATACACACTTCAACACACTATTGTGATGACCATCACTATTTAAATATTACTTACTTAAATCATCTTTCACATTTTTAAGCTCTTTCACCACCTCAATAATGGTCTTCCCTTCCTGTTTATTGATGAAGTTAAAAGTCCACCGAACCATAGCCCAACCCGGTAAACCGCATACAAAGAAGAATCCCCCTAAAGCGATCATCCCCCAAATATCCGTTACCCACTCATGAAGCCCCCATTTCACAATAATGAAAGCACCACCAGTCAGACTAGATACAACCGTACAAATCAACCCCACTGCCCACTCTTGTGGCGAGCGTGGCAAACGCATCATGATGACAACCGTTGCAACAAGTGCTATCGCTAAAGTGACCATGATCGCTGCACCGTAGAACTTTAAAAATGCAGCAAAACCACTTGTGGACACTGGTTCCATTTATTTCCCCTAATTTTTGGCAATAAAAAAGCGCTCTAATGAGCGCCATACACTTTTTAAAAACTTAAACTTCGATTTGAATCACTTCACCCAATGGTGCGAGTCGTTTGATCTCACCATCAGATACAAATACTGTTGCTCCTAAGTTGTAACGTGTTGAACTGGTGACCAGATTCAACCCTGACCCACCTACTACCAACACTTTGTAATTGGGATGGTCCACGCTGGTAATGGTTCCTACAAATTCTGCAGCCGCAGGAAGTAAATCAATTAAACGCTGTAAGGCATTACTCACGATTGACACGCTCCACTTTCACAGTTTGATTGACCAGCGCATGACTGAATGAGACGCTGACGCTATCTACAATGCCCCACCATTCCGCATTAAATGCCAGTACTTCTCCTGGCACACATTCGCCCACTTCAGGCGAAATCGGCATGCTGTAGGTATGGGTTTCGACCATTCCTGCTTTGGCAAGTTTGGCTTTACCATAGGCCCCCATGCTGACATGGTTAAATAGCGGGTTGTTTTCAGGCTGTAGTAATGTGTCTGCACTGGTTTCAGTGCGTTTCACTTGAGCGACCAGTGCCTTTCGATCATTGGTCAGCGTAATGCCGTTGTAGTCTGGATAGATTTGGTAATCGGTCGACTGACTCACAACCGCTGACTCAGGCAATAAGCGATCATATTCAGCGATCGACAATACATCCCAAAAAGTCTTTTTATAAAGCGGTTTAATGGTCAGCGTATTGCTGCCCTTTTCGCTATAAATAAAACCACCACCGCTTTCAACCACCATCTTGATGGCATCCATCGGTGCTAAATTGGAATAACTTAAGCATTCACGCTCAACGATCCAGCCCATTGCATCGATCAACTGCCAATTTAGTACTGTATCGCTAAACACGCGATCAAGCTCCGCCTGACACAACTGGACTGAGGTTCGATCATTCTCTTGTAAGAATGAGCGTAATGGCGCTGTCGGTGCAGCAAGCAGCGCGGTTTGACTGCGACCAATTAAAGTATAGGTATCTTGGGCGAATTTACGAGAACGTCGTCGGTTCTCAAGCAACATTTGATGCTCGGCACCATTCACGATAATTTTTAAAATTACAGGTTGTCCATTGATCGGTTCAAGTTTGCCAATCTCGGATGCAGGTACGGTCAAACTATAGGACCAACACCAACAGCTGCGATCGGTACTGTAATTCCCGTCATAGACTTCAATTTTTACGCGATTGTCTAGGCGTGTCACAGATAAATGATTCAATATGTACCACCAATTACGATTTGGGATGCCAGGTATGCAATCATCCGCACCAAAGTTGAGAACAACATTGTGCACATCCGGCTCATCACATAGGCACACAAACTCAAGATCGCCCGTACCTTCATATTGAGGAATTTCAGGCTCTGGCCATGGTTCAATCGGATGCTTGCGATAATGAATGGATTTGGCTTTATCCCAAGGAATCTCATCCTGTGTGACCAGTTCCAGCCCTTTATCCCAATCAAAGCTAAAACGCTTTTCAAAGACATTTGCGACCTGATGTGAAAACGAGATATTGCGGCGTTTACGGATCATCTCCTGATGGTCGAATTCACGATTCAATCGAAGCTTGATCGATTCATCAAAATACAAATCCTGCGCAATACGAATTTGGAGATTTTCTTGCCAACTCGCACTTTGGTTGTGACTAAGCTTTACACCTTGGTCAAATGCTGCATGAATAGATTCAGATAACGTCCTTCCACGCTCAAATGCAACCTTGTTGCCATGACTGATCACTAATCCTCGATCAAAAAAAAGAGCTTTATTCGAGACTCTTAATATTGGTTTTGCCCACGGTATTTCCGTCACGCTTAAAGCAGCTATTGCTTTTTGATAACTAGCATCAAACGCATAAGACACTCCGACGATGTGATTAATATCGAATACCGCATCAATTTGAAATTGAAATGCAGTATCTAAGACAGTATCAATCGTGCACAGGTTTTCAGCAAACTCTGCAACAATGTCGAAGCTAAAACTGATGTCTAAGACGGTATCAATCTGCCCGATGACATCAATATTGTCTTTAAAGACTGCGGCAACTTCAAAGCTAAACTCGGTATCCAGCACCGTGTCTATAACTGCGGTATTTACACCACTGTCAGCATAAATTGCAGTGACCTCAAAACTAAAATCAGTCTCTAAAACCGCATCAATATCTGCAGATACATCATCCCCAAAATTGAGATTGGTCGAGCCATCCGCCAGGTGCTCAAAATTGAGAATGATGTTATGGCTATCGGTATTTTCAGGCTTAAAGTTTAAGTTTAGGTTGTGCGCATCAACGGTGCCGAGCTTATTTTTAAAATCCACATGAGCACCCTTTTAATTTAAGGTCTTAATTTGATGGACTGGATAAACAGCGTACCGCCCACGACTAAATTGGTATTTGCCAGCGATATATCAGTACCCACGGTTAGATCCGCTGCTACCTCGCCTGCACCGTTATATATTCGCGCCCAAACTGCAGTACCGCCTTTAATAACCGAACCCGTGTCAGTCGAATGAAATTCAACATAAGTTGGCGTGGTTTCTTTGATGCACGGCTCAGGAAAAACCAAAGTGACCAAAGCATTGTTTGAATCTGCTGCAACTGCAGTATTTGCGGGTTGCGCTCCCTCATAAAAAATAACGGTAGCACTTTGGCTACCGTTATCCATAAATTCTGCAAAGGCTTGAATCATTGCTAGGCGGGCATTTATTGAAGTTTTACTCATTTGGGCACCACGTTATCTTGTACTGTTGCGTTAAAGAATTTTTGATTATCTATACCAACAATTGTGTACGAATTAATTTTTGGCACATAAATTTTATACTTACCATCTGTATTAGACTTTGCAGTTTTAAGCAGCACCCCTGTACGACCATCATAAACACGTACAATTTTAGATGCAGGCACCCCTATTTCTAAAGTCATGCCTGCAATCACGTGCTGTTTGCTTGATTGCTCTCTTGTCGCAATGTGACTCCTGCACAACATTATGTAGACTCCAATAAAATTGCGTGTTTTGTTGTTATTGCTGTTAATCCATATCCAAACCGATTCACATATTTTCCTTGTTCGCTTGCTCCGTGCTTAGTTTTTGCTTGTGTTGTCATTTTTAAAAATGGGATAATACCTCTAGGTATATTGTTTATATCAATTAAAACGACATCGCTAAAAATTGGCGCGCTTGTTGTGTGAGTATAAATAAAGCCGCCAATCGGTATCGGTGTAATTGCTTGACTGATCGCTGTTGCTAATTCGTTACCATTTTGATCAAACCAAATTAAACCCCTGATATTTTTACCTGCTGAGCCGTAGTTTATTGCTGACTCTGTTTGATGCGTAATTGCTGTTCTGCCGTTGTTAATTACAGTCTGCGTCTGACTCACTTGAGTTGGTAGGCCGAATGCCAATAGCGCAAAGTTGTTTGCGTTAATAGCATGATCATAAAACTCAAAAACACCGCCAACGCTATAACTGAACTGATTTGATGTATGTGCATCCACACAAATACTAATACCATCTGTTACAATGTTAAACTCCGAGTTGCCTGCTAATGCTGCACTTGAGTCTGCTAAACTTGTGTTTGATGCGCCATAACTTGCCGTTCTGTAATACCATTTTGCCCAACCATGATATGCTCCATCCCACCCCCAGTTAGAATTTGGATTTGCTGAATCAAAAGGCATTTGTGTGCCAGTAATTGTGTCTATATCACTCATGCTTGAAACAACACCGACTTTTGCAAACTTCGCCCCTGTTGCAGATGCACCGCTCACACAAAAGTCATGCACAAGCAAAATTAAACCAAGCGACTCGGGATCTGTTGAACGATATGCACGTTTTGGCTCAATAGATTCAACTGGTGTTTGATGCACAATCTCGAAATCAGCAGGCGCAGTAAAACAAGTTGCTGTACCCAAAATAACACTTGGATGTTCCGCTGTGCATTCGATTGTAATTGAGCTGGCATCTGCACTTAATATTTTATAATCACCATTCCAGCCATTAGTTGATCCAGCAATACGCACCACTTGACGGTCAATAAAACCATGACCACTACCAAGATTGATTGTTGCGGTGATTGATGATGCGGATGATTTTGACAACCCAAGGATAGGCACATGATTAAAGCCCGTGACAAGTACCGCATCTAGCAATGCAATCATTGCCCCCCAATTATTTGTGAGTTGAGGAATACCTTGCATCGTATTTTGATAATGTTTAACAAGTTCTGACATTTGAGTAACCCATAAAAAAGACCGCCGAAGCGGTCATATTTGAATTAAAAATTAAGCAGCTATGCTTTGAATAATGCGGTCAATATCACCACGTAGCATGATTTGAAACGAATCAGACAATACGGTAGGTTCCGATTGCTTCACCGTACGAATCACCCAAATCGGATGATTGGCTGCAATGGTGTTAAAGCGAAGTGCATTACCACTTGCCCATCCACTGCCCCAACCTTCCTTCTTTATAGTGAAATATGGGGCATTCGTGGTGGGATTGATTGGGGAGCAGTGAGAATTTGTCTCTCCGGTTCCTATAAAACCTGAAATCTCACCAATGATTCGAAATGTCGTGTTGCTTGTGAATACCAGTGACCAGCGCTCTTGAATACTGCCCTTGTTCGTGACATCAATGGGGTAAAAAGTATCGTTATAATTAGCTGATACAGGCTCACCCACGGGCTCATCACTCCACTCACTGCTCCATGTCCCTTGAACAAACAGTCGTGTATATCTGGCTTTCATATCACCAATCACCAACACTGAGCCCACGATCGTATTGGTTGGATCATAATTGTGCGTCAGTGGTTTAGTGAAAGTAATTTGCCCATTGATTTTAACATCACGCACTAAACCCATATCCTGATAGCGATACTTGGCTGTCAGTGGCCCAGTTAAATTACCTAATGCAAAATCCCCGTTTAAAGTCACTTTGCCGTAGTCATAATCAACCACATACATATCAAATGGAATTTTAATACCGTCTGCATCTTCAAGTTCACACCAGGAGATCCGCGCATCATTCAATGGATAAGTTTGCCCTGCCACATAGTCGGGGAATTCCTGCGACTTACTCGCGCTGACAATCCCAATCTCACCCGATCGGAAAATTGGAACACGGCCATCAATCGGTAAACGCACCGCAGATAAACCCAGCAATTCAGCATCAATCGGGATATAGCTGTAACCGACTGCGCTATATTTGATGGTTTCAGGCAGTACCATGATGGGCTTGTGAATCCACTGCTTACCATCCTTGGTATATTCCAGCTCAGCCACATACCAATCCTGCGCCATAATTTCAGCACGGTTGGCACTGGTCACTTCAACCTTTTGACGAAAAACAAACTGGCCATAGCCTTGGTCAAAGTTAAAGAAACCATCACAATCCACTGTATCAATGGTACCCGAACCATCAGGTGTAATATTCAGTACACCGCCTTCCACCTTGGTGGCGGACAAAGTTAAGGACTGCGCTCGGATCGGGATCATTGGTGCACGGTATGACACTTGATTGGTCTGAACCTTTTCAAGCTGAGTGACCAATGTTTCAAGCATAGGGTTATTTTCACCTTCCACATCCCATGTAGATAGCTCTATAGCACCATTACCATAATGAATTTGACCCGAAACAGTCCCCACACCCGTTGTCACCGACGGATTGCGATAAAGTGAGCCGAGTTTATCAACATAGGTTGAATCGGCCAGCGTGAATCGAACCGAACCTGCAAGAATTTGTTCAGCAAAGCCTTCTGTTAAATCCGTTTTTAAGACAGATCCAATCACTATGTCTGACCAAGAAGCAGCGGCTGAACTATCTCGATAGGACACACTCACAGTCACAGCCGTCGCTACTTCATTTAAGCTTAAGGTATACGTCTCACTGGTATTTTCATACTTAATGGTCATTCCTAACATACCAGCCGCAATTGCCTCCTGAGAAGTATTATGCGTTCCATAGTAAGGGCGCATAATCTTCTCACGCTCGATCGCCTCAAGTGTAGTACTTGGGGTGATATTCATCGTACGAGATGTATAGTTGATCGTCCCTTGTTGCTGGCCTGCGCCATTAATTAAACGCCCTGTGGTGGCATCAATCGGCATATCACGTAATTCAACCTCACCTGAATAGGCCATGTACTTGACAGGTACACGTACTTTTACAGACTTAGGGATCAATGCTGCGGATCCGTTATCCAGTTCAATAGCAATGGTTCCAGTAGTCGGTACTGCAGTCACCTGAACTGAAGACCTAGACCCTTTCTGACCTGAGACGTTGAACGTGGTACCACCATTGGGTAACAAGATCGGCATCAGCTTGGCCATGCCATCCGCATAATCAATGGTTCCTGTGGCATCGCCTATAAATTGTCCTTGACCGTTATCGGTTGCAGACTTTGCCACACCATTCAGTAGCCAATTGACAGTTAAACTACCTGCCACAATCGAAGCATTTACAGGGATCTCAACATAGGCTTTATTGATGGTTAATCCTGAGCGCTCCTGAGCCGTGATCATGTTGCTCCACGTTAGCAGGATTGCACTGCCAACGTCGGCGAGTTCACCTGTCGTTAATGACATGGTGCCTGTATCGTAATCGATGCTTCCTGAACCAAAGGACGAATCAGAACCGCGTAATTGCCCTGCGCCATTATCTCGAAGTGTATAGACCTGATTCTGAACTAAATACGACACTTGCAAACTACCCGGTGATGGCAACGGAACTAAATTTTTTACCCAGTTAAAACCGATGTTCTCCTGATTGACATAGATCAGCTCAGATTCAACAGGGGCTGTCACCGCTGCTGCAGGCATAAAGTTAATCGTGGGGTTGGTGGTACCCGTCCCCGCGCTTGCATTCCACGCAATCGAACCGTTTTGATAATTAATGGTACCGATCGATGTACCAGCGGCATTTTTAAGTTCACCGCCGACGTCGCTAATCGCTGAACCAAATAAAGTGAACTCTACTGATTTCGGCATGACCGATGAGCCGAGATACAGGCTCGACACAGTATTAATGGCGACATTATTGAAAGTCTTGCTTAGCACACCATTCTTTGCTTTCACCAAGGCCACAGAATCACCTGCAGCATTGATATTCACCATCGGGGTTTCAGTCTGCGCAGATGGAACCAACTGCGTATACACATCCTCAGCAACCACCGAATAATCACCGACTTGTGCAGCTTCTTTTAAATTCGCACTGGAATAATACTTCCCTGTATCCGCCACAATGGTGTCACGGATGATGGTGGTGCTCTTTTCACCGCTATACCATTGCTTCGCAGATAGCCCCACAAAATCAGCTTTTAACGCATCACTTAGGCCATAAGTGGCAATCTTATATTCCACCTGTTTGCCATCAACCATCACATAAGCTGTACGTGTCGACACCTCAGTGATCCGCAGGAATTGCTCAATCTCTAAAGTTTTGCCCTCATTCGAGATCAACACAATTGATGCACCAATAGCGCTTTCTGCTTCCTGAGGAAACATGGCCACTTGTAGAGACTTCATGCCTTTCCAATGCGTATCTAAAGGTGTGCCAGCAATCTGTGCACCCTTGGCCAAGTAGTTTTCAATTCGGTTTTGAGCGCTAGTACGCTCATCCGTCCAGCTATCTGTACTGAATAACACGGCGGAGACATTGGGGTCTTGCGCATTTTGAGAAATGAATACCGTCGCCCCCATCAAAGCATCGGTGTCCGCTGTATCCACTGCAGCATAGATCTTTTGGATAGAAGTACGGCCCGTGGTTCGATCCATCTCAGAAATATCATTGAACAGGTTATTACTTTGACCGTCGACAATTTCACGGCCTGAGTATTTACCTCCACCATCTTCAGCATCTGTACGAATGCGTTCAGACTCAAGGAGCTTTAAATTATTGGTTTCAATTGTCATCGCTTACCTCTGTAAAACGCATGGTGACGTTAAAATAAGTATCAAATGATGTTGCTGGGGTGCCTTTGACTGTAGAGCTTTCCAATGCACCGTCTTTATGATTCCAAATCACATTGAATACACGCTGGTCATGTGGCCATTCAAACTGAAGCGTAAATTGCTCCTGAAGGTTCTGCCATAAACGAAGCGTATTCAGGTCGCTCAGCTTGATCCAACCTTTCGATTTATTAGCTGGCTGCAATGTGATTGGTCGGCCTGCTTGTTTGCGTCCCTCTTGGATAATCAAAGCACCACTAATGGCGTACTCCTGGTTTTGCTCGATCTCGGACCAGTTTTCATCAGACCAAAAAAAACCATCCTCAAGTTGGATGGTTTCTCCGGTCGACTTTCGTGTTATTCGCATTACGATCTTCCTTTAATTTCTTCGAGTTCTCGCATCATTTCCTCAAGAGCTGTGGCTTGATCGGGTGCCGCTGATACTGTCGCTGTCTGCCCCGTTCCCATATCAATTTTGATTTCGACGCTTTGCTTGGTCTCCATACCTTCCATTGGTTGAATATCAAGACTAGTCGCAATAAGTGGCGCATCAGGCACGGCGGAAATTTGTTGAGTTGAATCCCCACTATTCGACAGTAATGAAGCATTACCACCACCTGAGCCGCGTGATTGTGATTTGGCATTCAGCTCATCCGTACGCGCTTTCATTTTGGCCTTGAAGTCATCCCAATGATCATTAGTGGCTTGCTGCTCAGCACTGATCTCGGGTTGCTCGCGTGAAGTCGCTTGGCTTACTTGACTGACAGTACGCTGAGTAGCAACAGCTGCTTGCTGGATCTCACCAAGTTTTGTGACTGTGGCTTTGCCAGTAGCATCCAGTTGAACCTCAAGCCCTAAATAAGCGGCCTTGGCATTCGCAGCAGCAATGACTTGAGCATCGCCCGAGGCATAAGCTAAACGAATGGTTTCCTCATATGCTTGTTGCAGAGCATCTTGAGTAGCCTCACCACTTTTTAAAATGGTATTGAAGTCATTCAAGGCGAGATCTGCTGCAAGTTTAAGTTGCTCTTTGGTTTTAATCCCTAACCGCTCAAAAGCTGCTTCGACTGGTGATAGGCTATCGGGAATTTCTTGCACGGCGCGTTTTACAGCCTGCATTCCCATCTCAACTTGTGATGTTGATAACTTCCCTTGTTCACCAAACGATTGAAGCTTGGCTTTAGCAGCCTCTATCTCAACTTCAGAATTTGCTGATGCTAACCATTTCTCCCACCCCATATACAGTGCATTAGCAGCTTGCTCCCCCTTTAAACCCAATTCATCAAGGCCATTAGCGTAATTGGTTAAGTGAACTTGGTTAGCAGCAAATTTTTCGGAAACACGATTGAGGGCAATATCAAGATCAACACCCAAAGCCTCAGCACCTTTACGTGCTTGGACGAGTGCTTTACCAGTGTTATTCACACTATCAGTGGCTTGGTTGAACGCTTGTACTGAAACTTTTCCAGCTTGATCCGTGGTGACCATATAGCCTTTTGCTATTAGATCAGCCTGCATCATGCCATCCATGACGCCTTTATTCGCAGCAATAGCAGCTTCAGCATAAGCCGTAACAGCCTTTAACTTTTCATCCTCGGTGACTTTCTTGCCATTCAACTCGGACTGCTGATTAGCAAGCATTTGGTCCAAGGTTGCCTTAGATTGAGCCAGACTTTCTGCATTTTTCTGATCTTGGGTTTTACCGATCTCATCAAGAGCTTGCACACCTTTGGATTTAAACTCTAAAGCACCATCCGAAGCTTTCTTATAGTACTCCTGAGCCTTAGTCGCCATTGCATCCATATCAGCAATAGCTTGCTGCTTAACATCACCCCATGTGAACTTTGAAACTAGCTGCACCCAAGCGGCTGCCAAATCATAAATAATTCCAACGAATAGATTTGCAGCAATTTGAATCCCTTTAAACCCATCACTAACAAAACCAATGGCAACATTGAAAGCTTGTATAACCTTGGTGAAGCCATTCGTTTTAGAACTTGCCTCATCAATTCCGTTATTGAAGTCATATAGGCCGCTTAGTACATCATTTAGGATATCAAGAGTGATGACAAAAGCCTCACCCAAGGTTTCACCTAGTGTTTTGATTGCTTCATAAATACTTGTTAGGGCTGTTTTTAAGGCAATAATCGTAGCTGGGTCAATCTTTTTGAGTTGGTCGCCCACCCAGACAAAACCATCGCCAATATCATTCAACAAAGTTTCTACAACATCCATGTTGTCAGCGATAATGACTAACCAATCGGCAACAGTTGCACTTACATCATTAGATTGATCCATTTCACCAATAAGGATTTGCCAAGATGTTGCAATCTTTTGAAGGGCATTGGTAATAGTGGTCGGAAATTGATCGTAAGTCTTTTGAACCTCACCGGCTTGGCTTTGCAGGGCTTTTGCCACTCGCTCAGCTGATAGTTCGCCAGCTTCAGCCATTTTACGAAGTTCGCCAGTAGTAACACCCAAGCCTCTAGCTAGAGCCTCTGCAACACCAAAGCTATTCTCCATGATCGAGTTAAACTCTTCCCCGCGAAGAACTCCACCTTGCATTGCTTGAATGAATTGCTGCACTGCTGCTTCACTTGCTTGGGCTGATCCACCACCAACCTGAATAGCCTGGTTAATTGTTTTGGTGAGGTCTAACGCTTGTTGCTGGGTCATACCCATGTCTTTACCAACAGCATTCAAGCGAGCAAACAAACTGCCTGTAGCATCAAGGCTAGAGTTTGTCATTAAAGCAACTTGGTGCACACCAGCCATTGCTGATGTGAAATCACCACCTTCTTTGGTTGCAATATTAATGCGTGTCGAAAGGTTGGTGTATGAGTCAGCAGTAGTCGCCAATCCACTCACAGTAACACCAACACCCACTGCTGCCATTGCTGCAACCAATGCATTCACAGCAAACCTTGCGCCATTTATGCCCTGTTGCAAGCCAGTAGTGTTTGCAAGCAGATTTAATCGAAAGTCTAAATTCCCAGCCATGTTTTTCCCTTAATTTTTAGACATAAAAAAGCCCACATAAGTGGGCTAAATCTAGGAATAAAAAAACCCACTCAATGGCGGGTCTGTAATAATCTTAAACCTTTATTTTTGTATCTTACGATTCACTACATAGAAAGATGTTGAAAGCGATAAATTATTAATTGCTTTGCAAAAATTGGACGAAAGAGTAAAAAAGCACCCCAGGGTGCTTTTTTGATTACCTACCACATTGTGAACAAACCCACCGATTTGCTACTGCGGATGCTGGTTTAGCAATCATATGCCATAGAAGTATAAAGACCCATATCATTAACCAAATTCCTGCGGTAAAGATTGTTAAGACTAGATGCATCAACCAACTCATTTCTTTAATATTTTTTTGATGCAGAGTCTGCTTTCCGCACGACTTACAAAACATCATTTGTTGAGCTACTTTAGTTGCCATTTCAGTATTCCTCTCAACGCCCGCTACGAATCGTAGTAACTTTGCCATCTTCAATCACAACGACAAATGTTTTGCTATTGCTGTTATAAGTCAATTCACGCACTGAAACGTCTTTACCACCTACGTTTTTAACGTAGTCATAATGCGATGTTGGTTGGCCTGCGGCTGCAACGACTTCACCATAGCTTTGACCTTTGCGAACTTGCTTACCGTTAATGCTTGCCCCTGCTAAATTTGCATTTGCTAATGTAAAAACAGACATCAAAGCAGCTGTAATTAATAATTTTTTCATGAATTTACCCCTCGTTATAATTGGATAAATCATAACCTGCTAAAATTCACAGCACAATGTGAATGTTACTGGTCTTTCTCAAGACTCTTAATGAATTCATTGAACTTCTTATTGATAGCGTTCTGCGCCCGAGTTGCAATCGCTAAATTACGCAACTTCATACGCTCAGCTTTTTGAGCTGCTTTGAGGTAGTGACGGAATGAACCGTAGCTCATTTGCATGATGCTTTCATGTGAGTGACCATTGGATGCCAACAACTGAAATACATCAAACCAACTGTTCTTTTTACGCGGATCCACATCGTCCCGGTGTTTAGGTTTTGACTCAGAAAAAAATGCGTCATTCACCTTAATCACAGCATCCAATAACAAGATATTAATTTCGCCCTCTTTCTTGAATAGATCGATGACCTGTTCAATGTTGTGTTGCAAACAATGGGCTATCAATTGCGTCGATTCAAACGAATGAGCATCAAAGATCATTTGTGCGGTTTCATCTGGATGATTATTCAAAAAGTCTTTGATGACCTGCGCTGCACCCGACCACTCATCAAAGTTATGCATCTGCAACTGGTGCACCAATAGATCGCCAACTTTGACAGGTCGATTTGAAGCTATAAAAAAATCATTCATGATGAAATCTCAAAAAGTACAGGCACAAAAAAAGATGCCTAATGCATCCTATTTAAGTGCCTGTAGTGGGTTTATGCAGCTTTAGGAATTTGGGTGTAGTAACCGTATAAGCCAAGCGCACCATCTTTGTCTTTGGTCAGATCACCCAAAGCATCACCGCTGATTTCGTATGAACCAAATTCTTCATGAATTAGGCCAAAGCTCGAATCGGGCGATTTAATTGTACGGTGCAAAGCTAAGAACACTTTGTCTTTGCTGATCTTATCAATACCTTCAAAGAACAATGCATATTCAGCACCGAAATCAGATGCGATCGTAGTATGTGTCACGGCGCCAGTCGTATAACCAATCACAACTTTTGGCAGATCATCAAGAAACTCAATAGTGCCATAAACCGCATCTAGCTTATATTTCGTTGATTCAATAGGAACTGGTGTTGATGCTCCATCAGTCACTGTTGGTAGAGTTAGATTAAAACCATCCAGTTTAATCTTCTGACCTTTGGTGACTGCACCTAAATCATGGTCAGCTACGGTTTTGGTCGCTACAGCTACATTTTTACCTGACAGGATATATGCTAGGTTATCAGCATCAACCTGCTCAAGTGTGCCGCTAAACGAAACCGCTGTAGTGTTGTATAGCACTAAATCGGTCATATCATCACCCGACATTGACTCGGTATGCTCAATCTTGTCAGCAGTGATTTCCAGCGTAAAGTCAGGAATGTTGCCAAGTTCACGCATGGCACCAACAACGCCTTCAACAATTGGGGCAAGGGAGAACTTACCACGCAATGAAATGTACTTCTTAGCCATTCGCAGGCACCTCTTTAGTTTTTGGTTTAACTTCTACTTTTACCTCTGGCTTGATTGCTTCAATCACACCATCATCTAAAAGCTGTTTAATTTTGACTTGTGGTAGATCACCCACAATTTGTCCTTCCATCCATGGACCAATTGGCTTTAAGGCTTTGTATTGCGTTTTCATAATTTACCTAATTCACATTAAAAATTTTTGCTTCAAATAAAAAAGGCATCCACAATTTTCCTGCCGCACTCATATGTTGAACGCCAGCATTCGCTCGCTGTAAAACATCAACCCCAACTAGATCAGCATCAAAACCTTGTAATTTTTTGAGAACCTCAATAATAAAAGGACTGGCTTTCTTGCGAATTTCAATCGTGTTTTCAAGTTGCGATCCAGCTTCTTCAACTGCCAACACAATCAACCACTGCTGATAAATGCAATTTACCTGACCATTATTGAGCGTCTCACCAATCCGATCATCGATATAAATCACACTAACTGATGGGGATGCAGCAGTACCCTGCATCATATCTTCGATAGAAAAGTGAGTATAAACCGCCTCAATACCATCAATTGTTTT